AGTAAAAGCCCACACGATAACCCCTGTCACAATCGTTACAACACCGCTGACAATAGCTGTGATTACAATCTTTGTGAGAGTCCGTCTGAGCCACGTTGTATCTTCGACAATTTTGTCTAGGCTTTTCGACAAGCCTTGTATTTCTCTGTCTTGAAGTTTGTCATTGAGTTTAAGTTCATCAATCTCTTTCCTCATGACTTTTTGCTCGACTTCTACACCTTCAAACCGTTTCGACATATTAGCGATGGTACTTTCCATAATGTCCATGCCTGGTTCGCTCCTTTTAGCTTCACTCCCTGACATAATAGACACCCCTCTCTCTATATCTAGGAGCTTAGGCTATTTACTCCCTTGTGATTTTGCGATATAACTAATCTAACTCCTGTTCCTGGTGGCAGGAGCCAGGGGAGTCTGCAGCTCCCCGACTACCTTCTAGTCTCGATCGACATATTGCTCAATTCTTGCTTAATCTTTTCGATAAGTGTAGGCATTGAATGACCGAATACCACCTCTAATTGGAATCCTGACGGTTGGTAAATCTCCCTAACCTCTGTAATACGAGCATCTAGCGTAACGCCCCACTTTTTAACTTGAGTAGTGACCACATCACCTAAATTCCAGTCTTTTTCGTATTTAAATGGCCCGTCTGTTAGTATTTGCGATTCGAAGAATTTTTCTCTATTTCTCTCAGCTAAAGCAGTAAGACCTCTACTTTTAAGCCTTTCATCAATCTCTGCGACAGGAATAGGATCGCCATTTTCGTCCGTTTCCTCAATATCTCGAGCATCTACAAACAATTCGTGACGTTCAAGCCCCTTGGCATCCCCAACAACGACTACTCGTCTCTCTGCTCCTTCTCCCTGTCCTGCTACATATGCAACATTTTTGTAGTCAAGATCGCTATTAACAAATTGAGCGCCTTTAATGTTATCGAAGTCGGCCGAGAATATCACTGGGTTATTTCCTGCTGTATTTGTTGATGTAAGGTCTTTCCCCTCTTCTACATCAAACACCCATTTTTTATTAGCTGTGTCTAGGTACATAAACCACCCTAAACCACTCGTTAGAGAAAGCTTCTCTAATTCATCAAGCAAACTCTTATAACGTGTTTGATAAAACAAAGAAAGCCCCCTCTGCCCATCGGGAGCATTAGCGACTTGTTCAATTTTTCTATTCGGATTTTCGGGGGTAATAAGGTTGTTTTGCACATATCTTTTCATAATCGTTTCTGCGTTCGCTGTGAGACTGTCGTAACCTTGCCCAGAAGGAGGGTTAGTGACCACGTCCAATATCCCTTTCAAAGTAGGGCCTTTAATAATTAGCTGTTCCGATATCATCCCGTTCTCATCAATTCCGACTTCTCTATACTTAATAAGCCCAACTTTTCGAGGGTTGTAGATCGTGCGTGTCAGACTGCCTTTTATGTTAACGTTAAATGTGTGTAACCGTGGTGAGGCGAGAGGATCTTTTGTTATAAAAGTCTGCCTTGTATAGACGTTTCCACCCACTCGCCCTCTAATCGGCAAAGGATCGCCATTCTCGATTGGCAACCAGTTCTCGTTGTCTGTGCTTACTTCGACTAATAGGTCAGTATTAGGTGGTACATCAGCTACCCACGTTACAGCAGATTGGCGATAGTCGTATACTCTGTTAATGTTGAGTGGTGGCGAAACCCTTACCCCTTTTTTTTCATAATACTTTTGATGCGCACCGAAAAACAAATTAAAGATATTTTGTATAGGTTCGTTAGGGGATACAGAGAATTCCACTACCGTGTCAGGTGGTGTTCCTTGGTCGGGATTCCAACTTGGTTGCCACGCTAATTCAAGCACAATAACCCTCCTTTCTTATTCAACTATACGGGCTTATGAGTTAGTTGAAGTAGCCTTCTCTTTCGTAATAACCACTAGCTGACCTTCAGCACTTTCTCTTTTTTCAGTAACGATAAATGTTCTTCCGTCATCTTCGAAAATGTCATTAACTTTCGATTCTCTTAGTTCCATTACTGTATCACCGCTTCCTGTATTGATCGTACCCTAATCATTCTAGTATTTGATTGAGTTACATCCGTATTATTATGGTAGGTAACTCTAAAACTTTTATTGGCAATGTCTCCAAAATGAACACCTCGCCCTAGAAACTCTCTCAACATAGCAGGACTTTCTATAGAATGAGACATTGCATTTCCAGAGAACTGAAGCATACCTACTGTTAACGGCTCACTAAATGGGGAGTTCAGTTCTATAAATCTACTTCTTGTAAGTGTGTCCTCAATGCCGACTATAACTCTATGGTTACCAGTTGTTGCTCCTGTAGGTGCAGGAATATTAATAAAAATCCACTCGAGTTTGGCTATAGTCCCACTGGCTGACAAAATGGTTACTGTGTTAGTTGTACCAGCATCTAACAAACTGCTATCGCTAGCATCCGTTATTGCCAATTGTGCTTTACTCCCAGTTACTTGAGTATCCAGTGTGCCGTTTAACTTCTGTTCAATCGCTTGTAATCGAGTAGATACGTTCTCCCAATGTGTCCTCATTTCGCCTGATGTTACGTTTGTCATTTACTCCACCACCAATCCTTGTATTCCCTCTTTTAAATTTTCTGTCCTGCTTACACTTGTTTCTTCTGTTCTTTCACTCTGCAACATGATAAGATTGCCCTTTTGTAGAGCATCCGTATTCCGTTTGTTGATGTTGATACGAAGTTCAAAATCACCCTTCTTATGCCAGCAAGGGTGATAGATTAAGCTCTCATAATCGTCGATTTCTGCGAGTAGGTTAAAGTCTGTGTCGATGATGCGTATTGGTCGCATAAAAAATACACCTCTTTTCGGGTGTTAGTGGTGTTGTGTATGATCTTCCTGAATTACATTAAGCTGTTGTTTCTTTTGGCAAAGGTTTACCGTCTGTTCCATATCCTCGACTGTTTAATTCTGCTTCGACTTCTTGTTGTCTTGTTTGAGGAACCTGTGCCCAATCAATACCGCCATTTGCTTTGCCTAGGATAATCATGTCTGCATAGATTTTCGCCATTATGCTGTACCTCCTTGAATTTTAGCGTCCGTTTCAATAAGCGCAAGTTTTAATGTTGTCATCTCTTGTTGAGTTGCAATATCTTGCTCAATAAAAGCTAGTTTTAAAGAGATATTTTCTTTTTCTAATAAATCTACTTTATCGTCCAAAATAGGGTCATTGTCGATGTATTCGTACCAAAGATCTTTTGTGTTTACATCTACATGTAAAACACTTCTTTTTCCTATCTGTTTAAACGATTCAGGAATAGATTCAACAAGTACACCATTCCCTTCTAACTCCTCCACCGATTTTCCAAGTCCGAACTCTTCATTGAAAGGAAAATAGTGAATAAAACCAACCGAAAACACTGTGCCATTAACTAGTTTTAAATTGGATAAATATATCATTTTAATCTCCTCTTAATACTGGTCTAATCTAGTAATTACATTCGTACCACCGACATAGACACTTTGTTCTGATACTGTCTGGTTCACGTCAATGCAACGTGCAGTGCTAGCGTTGGGTGTAGAAACGGCATGATTCCATATCACGCTACCGTTTTCTGGATTTAACTTATCTATTCTACTGATGCCCGAAATAATGTAGACCCCATTTGTAGATACTTTCAATCCTGCGATACTCCCTGCTGTAGAAGGTCTAACATTCCAAATAAGAGTACCAGCGGCATTATATTTTCTTAATGTTCCATTTCCATCATAACAATACACATTATTAGTACTGTCAATGGCAACAGACCTAGCCGAAATCGCTTTATTCCATACCACATTAAGGTTATGATCACATAGGATTGCATTATTGTTATTTCCTGCAATAACAAAATTTTCGTTAGCGTCAATATCTAAAATGGTTGCGAATGACATAACCTCAAATAAAAGCGAACCGTCAACACGTGACATTTTAGCCCAGTCTCCGGAGGAATTCACTCGAAAAACAAAATGTTGTGTTGGTGCTATTCCGTGCATATCACCACCAGAACCACCAGATTCCCCTCTCCAAATATAACCTAATGATGCATTATATGCATAAGAACCATTCGATCCTGCAATATAAATGTTGTTACCAAAAAATTTCACCATCCTTATTGCTTGATCGTTAAGAGCTAAAGCTGTTGAACTCAACACATTACCTGTTGTCGGACTTCTTCGCTCCAAAATCCCATTACTCCGACCTGTATAAAGATTCCCATTATTACTGTGAATAGCACAAGTAACCACATGGGTTGTTCCCCCTATCTCATTTGTAAAAATAAGATTATAGAATAGGAGGATATATTGTATAAACTCTTTCCAAATGCCTCCGATTCGCCCGTTTGGTACTACTTGCTGTCGCCAAACGCCACTTATTCGAGTCCAAACGTTCTTTACTTCTCTCCAAGATCCTCCGATTCGCACAAAAGTTTTTTTAGGCAATCACCTCACCTCTATTCGTATTGGAAGTATATGTCGCCATCTTGACCACCACTAGGATTAGCTGTACCAAAGGTTACGTTTCTAACTTGCCTTGTTGAGTAGGCGGTATTACTTTGAGCTGTAACAACACCGGTAAATGTTCCACCGCTTATAGGCATTTGCTTTGTATTATCAACATTACTTAATCCTACTTTTTCTTTGTTTAAAACTAATGTTCCATCTTCTTCGGTTTCAGCTTTCACATGACCAAGTTCTGTTTGTGACGCTTTCTGTGTCTTATGCTCATTAAACGTAGTTAAAGGTGTGAATCCGTCGTCTTTCACACTTTCCATAAACGCATCCCATTCAGCCTGAAAATGAGATGTAGGAACAGTAAGTAACGAGTTTACTAAACCGCACAACTGCTCATCTAACCTTTCATCGACCAAATCAGCAGGATTCAAGGTTGATGTGTTAGCCCTTACTCTAATTTGAGCAAGTGATAGTTCATAGACAAATTCGTCACGTTGCAAGCTAGGCGCTACTGGTGTTTCTGCTGCTGTACCTTGCACAACAAATAATCGAATGAACCTACTCTGATTCCGTTTGTCCAACCTTAAGACAATACGGTCAATGCGGTCTAAAGTCGCTTCCGGTAAAGCATGTTCTAAATATAATCGACTTGTATTCTCATACCCATAACCCTGCATGATTGCTCTCCCAGGGTCAACGAACGTCCTTAAATCCGTACCCTCACAGCCTACAGCAAGTGCGGGTATGTTGTCTGTATGAAGCAACCCTGTACTCAGCACAGAACCAAAGTAGTCGGCAAAGTCTGACGCTTGGTAAGTACGTGGGTCACCCGGTGCTGAGTTAAAAAATTTTGATAGTTCCAATTAGCTTCACCTCTCTAACTCGATAACTTTGTAATTTGGTTGGTACTCATTTTCTGTGAAATACTTTATATCCTCGAAGTTTTCATCACCTATTCTAATAACGTCATTCTTGCTATCTACATAAACACCAGTGGTATTAGACGACAATCCTTCTCTGGCGCAGTCAACCCACACTGACTTATCACCGTGCAATTCAATTGCTTTTTGCAAGTATCGAATTAATTCCGAAGCTTTCATCGTTTCCCTCCTATACTCCTGCATACAGCTTCCTGTATGAGATATTGACGATAGCCCCTTGAATGTCGCTGTCTGCTGAATAAACAATGTGATTCTCGCCCATAACCAACTTAAAAAAGGTGGAATCTAAGTCGATCCACCCGAATACATTAGTCACGCTGCCGTCAGGAGCGACAAACTCCACGCTCTTTCGTCCGTCTGTTGTATCAATTCGCATGTATTCCCCTTCGCCAAGCGTACGGTTTACTTTAATAAACTCACCTGTCGTGACGTTAGTGATAATCGGATTGGCAGCTGGACCATAAAATTCGATTCGCAGCGGAGCAGGGGCATCCCCCTCATTGATGATAATTCTTTCATCCCGCTGTATGCCCATTTCGAATTCACCCTCGAACGGAAATTGGAATAATGGCTCAAAAGTAGGTTGTTCTGTGATATCATCTGATTTCCAGTAGGGATCTGGGCAACGCAAAGACACCAAAGCCCTTTGCCAATTCACGCCACGATTTCTGCTACCACTTGGATAATACGGAACCGAATCGGCTATGCAATCGATATATTTTGTAATTTCATCCGTTTCTACTTTTAACTTCCCTAATCCAAGTTTAGGATTCATTACAGAGGACATCCTATTGCGATTTCTTACCACTTCATTGTAATCTGCACCTTTTATCTTAAGTTCGAGCGAAATGGGTCGTTCCTCTAACACCGCATCAATAAACGTACCGCCATCTTGGGAAGGGGATTTCTCGGTTTGTATATCCGCTACTACATCTCCAAAACCTTCTATCGTTATCAGTTTATATACTGAATTAGTAAAGGAAATTTGGTCACCTCGCGAATTAATAAATGTTATCCTCTCCAAACGATCACCCCCATTCCATTGCCAGTCGTCTTGATTGTCTATCTAGCATTCTTTCAAGTTGACGTTCGGAAACGTCACTCTTTACGTTAATCACGTTTCGTTGTTCGAAACTGCGAGAATTGTTGTTGCTAACAGTACTTATTGGTTGACTATTAGGGAATTTTGGTAGGACAGATGCTAGGTTCGGAACAAACCAACTTGCCATTTCTTCCGCTTTTTTAAGAGCTGAACCCTTCTCTGCATCAATACCAATTTCAATCCCTGCCGGAATCATCTTCCCGATTTTATCTCTCATCCAACGAGACGGTGAATGGATATCTAACACAGACGTCATCGTACTTTGTACAATGTTCGCTAACTCCCTTGCCTTTGCAGCAAGAGCTCCTTTCATCGAGTCAAGACCATCTATCAATCCGTTAATAGCATCTTTCCCAATTTCAGGTAGAGTAGCTGACATGACGTTGAATTCTCCCTCGCTACCCTCTCGCAACTCTTTTGTTTTAGCGATAAAATCGATTTTTAATTCTTCCAATTGATTTGACGACTTTTCGTGAAGTTGCTGAATTTTATTTTCGGTATCTTCTCGAAGCCCTTCCATCTCCATCACTGCATGCTCGCGGGCAATATGACTTTTTTCTCTCCACAAGCTCTCAAAACGATTTAATTGTTCATCGCTCATCCCAACAAGTGCCATGATTTCTGCGGACGCCTTCGGACCCATTGACTGTAATTCTGCAAGCAGACCCTCATCTATGCCCCGTTCAGCTAAGGTTTGTATATTGTCAGACCATTCAGCAAGTGCGTTAACTTGCGCTTCTAAATTGTTAATTAAGTGTTCAGACGCAATTGTTTCTTTTTCTTTAATTTCATCAAAAATACCAGCAAAGCTTCGCAGCGCCTTTGTTCGGTCGTCGACAGCCTTCTGGTATTCATCATTCAATCGCTTCTCTTCGGCGATTAATTGTTCATTTACTTGCTGCACTTTAGCTAGATAATCATCGCTAATACTCTTAAGTTCTTCGTGTATTTGCCGTTTAACATTAGCAACATTCTGCTCTGCTTCAATCCGTTTTTGTGATCCTTCTGCATATCGTTGTGCAACTTGCTCCCACGCTTGCATTTCTTCAAAGAGAGAGAGTTCGTTCAACTTCTTCTTCTCTTCAATCCACGCTTTTTCACTGTTGAACATCTGCTGATCAATGTTGCGCTTCGCATCCCGTAATGCGAGCGCAGCGACTCGTCTTTCTTCTGTTCCGCTTTTAAATTGTCGAACTGCTTCTTGCCAATAGGCGATTTCATCTTGTGTCGAGATTAATTCTAATCTCTTTTTGTTATCGATGAAATTTTGAACTGCATTCAAGCGGTCACGTGATGTTTTATTATTTTCATCGGTAATGACTCTGTTCAATTCTCTTAGTTGCGACTCGGTCGCCTTTATTTCTTGTCTAAGATCAGGAACGGCCGCAGCGGCTAGTTTATCAGACGACTTCTTCACCGTTGTGACTGTATCATTCATACCGATCGCTAGACCCTCGCCAACCCAATTACCAAATTGCTTCATGAGTTTGGACGGAGAGGCGATCTGCAGGATGCTCTTGATTCTCCCTGTAATTGCATCGGTAACATCTGTGATTGCTTGTCTTACGTCCTCTATCTTCCCTTTAATTCCGTTAATCAGCCCTTGTATGATGTCTTTCCCTATCTGCACAAGGTCAATGCCGCGCAGAAACTCCATAGCAGCATTCCAACCTTCGATTACGTTTCGCTTGGCTTCATTCATCTTTTGTTTAACTGCGTTTACGATATCTTGAAACTTTTGCTGAACGGTGTTCCACATCCTTGTTAAAGTTTCAGTAAAAAAGGATTTTACAGAGTTCCATATCGATTGCAGCGTCGACTTTGCTTGATTTGTTTTTTCTCGAACTGAAGCTCTGATATTCTCAAAGATGTTTGTTGCTGTTCTCAAAAGGGCTGTCCATAACCCTGAAATGTAAACTTTGAATGTATCCCACGCAAGCCTTACATTGCTAATGAGAGTTTTCACAACCGTAACAACAGAGTCTTTTAAGGCGTTCCAAATCGTTGAGGCAGCATTTTTGATGTTACCCCATATTGC